ATTTAGCAATTACTACAGCCTGGATGCAAGATGTTTTAAAAACAGATGCTACTAAAATATTTCATAATGCAAGTTATGATGTGGGTTGGTTGCTTGTAAATGGATTTGAGATCAAAGGTAAAATAGTGGATACCATGATTGCTGCAGCAATTATCAATGAAAACAGATTTAGTTTTAGTTTGAACGCATGTGCTAAAGATTATTTAGGTGAAATTAAAAACGAAACTTTTTTGAATGAAAAAGCTAAAGAATGGGGAATTGATCCTAAAGCTGACATGTGGAGGCTGCCTGCGGGCTACGTAGGCTTCTATGCAGAGCAAGATGCAGGGCTAACCTTACGTTTATGGGATAGGCTTAAAACAGAGATATCTAAGCAGTCCCTACACGATGTTTGGGAAATGGAAATGGAATTATTGCCCATTTTGATTGATACGAGGCGTAGAGGTATAAGAGTTGATGAAGAAAAGGCCAGAGGTTTAAAAAAAGAATTTGTAGCTAAAGAAAAAACAATTTTACATGAAATTAAAAAACAAACTACATTAAATGTAGATATCTGGGCTGCTCGATCTGTAGCGCAAGTGTTTGACAGGATCGGAGTTGAGTACCCACGGACAACGAAAACTGACGAACCAAGCTTTACCCAAAACTGGTTAGTGAACTGTGATAACCCGATAGCGCAACTAATAAGAGAAGCAAGAGAAATAAATAAATTCCATTCAACATTCATAGACTCCATTCAACGTTATGTTCACAAAGGTAGAATTCATTCTGAAATAAATCAATTAAGATCTGACCAGGGTGGAACTGTATCTGGACGTTTATCATATTCAAATCCGAACTTACAACAAATTCCTGCAAGGAACAAAGAGTTTGGAGATAAAATTAGAAGTTTGTTTCTACCGGAAGAAGGTAGACAATGGGGTAGTTTCGACTACTCACAACAGGAGCCTAGGCTTGTTGCTCACTACGCTGCATCCGTCAATGATCACTTTGAAGGTGCAGCGGAGTTTATTGAAGCTTATAAAAATGAGTCTGCTGACTTTCACCAGATCGTAGCTGATATGGCAGGTATAACTAGAACCCAAGCAAAGACAATTAACTTAGGTCTATTTTATGGTATGGGTAAAGCTAAATTAGGTAAAGAATTAGGTATTAACAAAGACAGAGCGGAAGCTCTTTTAAGACAATATGGAGAAAGAGTGCCTTTTGTTAAAAGATTAGCAACAGAAGTTACCAACAGTGCTTCTAAATATGGTTTTATTCGAACCATAGGGGGTCGTAAATGCCGATTTGACATGTGGGAGCCTGCTACCTTCGGAATGAACAAGGCTATGCAGTATGAGGAGGCTAAGGCCATTTATGGTAATAACATCAGAAGGGCTTTTACCTATAAAGCTTTAAATAGATTGATACAAGGATCTGCTGCAGATCAAACAAAACAAGCAATGATTGATTGCTACAAAGCAGGGTTTAAACCATTACTTCAGATACATGATGAATTATGTTTTTCTATTAACGAAGAATCAGATGTAAAAAATGTAAAACATATTATGGAGAATGCTATTGATACCTTAAAAGTACCATCAAAAGTAGATATTGCCCTGGGTAGATCATGGGGAGAAGCTAAAGAATGACCACTATATTGCAAATTACACCAAATATGGTATATAATATTTTATGAAGCTATATCGTGTCCAAGTAAAATATAAAAATATATATATCGATGAGACACTTGAGGCAGAAGACGATAAAGCCGCTCTTGATTGTTTAGTAAAGAAGGTTGAATCAGGAGATGTAATAGAAAAGATTGGTGCAGGATTTGAAAACCCTAACCAACTATTCATAACCTTTGAGGAGATAGACCGAGATGGCACTACAAAAGTTAATATCGGAAAAACTTCAGTTGGAGTCCAAATGGGCAACGCAAGCGTTGGAACAGGGTAGAGTTACAACTGACATGAAGTGGATTGATATAAAGATCAAAGAGATCAGAGTTAAGATCAATGATCAAAGCGTAGAAGACGCAAGAAAAGGTCTTCTAGATATAGCTAGCTAACTGTTAGCTTAAAAATTAAATTTTTTCCTAAGGATAGTGCGCTCTAAATTGAAGGTACCTGTTTACATTCAAATTTAATTGCTAATCTTTCTTTGTTGACAGTATCTTTGTCGAGCTCTTGGAGAGCTCTATGAGATTGCTGATACCCTACCAATAAACAGTCTAAGTGACTATTGAATTCAAAAGGCATGTAACTGGATCCAGGACACTGGCCAGTGGTCATACTACATACGTATAAAATTAAAACGAACTTCATCCTATATTATCCTAGCTTATTATTTACTTGCATATCCCATTAAAATGTTTATATAAAGATATACAATAATACTAACAAAGAGGAGGCCAAATGGCAACAACAACAAAATGCGACTCAGAAGTCTTTAAAGAGTGGAGCGCAAAAGTAGATGATATTTTATCAAAGCTACCAAAAACTGACATGAGTGGTGAGCCCTTGGAATATCAAGACGAAGCGTATCAAGAAGTTATGTCATTGTTACAGCAGTGTTCAATGAATTTTGAAGATATGCCTATATACCCAATCAACGAAGTCATTGCTAATAAACTTATACAAGATCAACAGAGAGGTGCCGATGAAAGACCTGATCTTTAGTATGATGTTTATTGCATTACTAACAATTATCCCTGCAAAAGTTTTATTATTTATTTTTGCATCATTGGGATATTTAATACTTAACTAACCAAGAGGAAAAGATATGAACAAAGCGATCAACAATAAATTTTTTGAAACTACTGATTACAGTAAGTTCAAAAAAACTAGAGGTAATAGACCTGTAGATGCTGCTCACGTAGAGCAGTTAAAAAAATTAATTTCTGAAAGAGATCTTGAAGATCCAATTAGAGTTAATAAAAATATGGAAGTCATAGACGGGCAACACACGCTTGAGGCTAGGAAACAATTAGACCTAAAGATTCCATATATTATTATGGATAGTGAAGATCCATTAGATGTGGCTAGGCTTAATACAGGGCGTAAGAATTGGTCCATGAATGATTATCTAGGTCAACACTGTGCTAGAAATAAAATGGACTACAAGATCTGTAAAAGTAAAATGATTCAATATGGTATGAATGTTGCAGAAGTGATTGTATTACTTTTAAAAATATCTAGTCTTTGGAATAGAATATCTACTGATTTCAAAACGGGTGCATTTTCAATCCCTGCAGGAGGTATTGAGAACTGTGATCGTATTGGATCACAACTGATGCAGTTGAGACGTTACTTTGTAGGTATGGAAGACACTAGTAAGAGAATGAAAAGATCTATGGTGCATGCTTATATTGTAGCCGACAAACATCCTAAATGGGATTTTGTTAGATTTAAAACTGCTTGTAAACAAAGATCAAGTTGGTTACTTGCTGGAACTTCTACTGCTGACTATGTTGAAATATTTGAGAAGATATTTAATGCAGGACGAGTGCCAAGTAGAAGAATTAATTTGGTTGAGTTTTTCAAAACTAAAGAGTATCAAGACAAATAGGAGAAACAATGGACGTAAACAAATGGAAATCAATTGCTGTTGATATCGAATCATACACAATTATTAGGGCTATGGGGGAGAATGGCCTTAGGAACCCAGGCAACATGATCAGAAAAATGGTTAGCGATAGTATTAAAAAGATCGCAAAGAAAGAAGGTGTTGCTGAAGTTAAAATGAAAGAGAATTTACTGAACCAAGGAAAGAAACTCTTAAAGTAAGTAATAAACACTCTGTGTTGGAAAGGGGGCCGGGAGACTGGTCCCTTTTTTTTTACTTGCAATCAAAATTAAAATAGTTATTAATTAAAAAGTATTCCTAAGCCTAAATGAAATAAGTGGGGCTTTCAAAACACTTTATTTTCACCTAACAATTAACACTTAAATTTAACTTTAATAAAAGGATATTTTTGTGGGTAAAGCTATTATGAAAAGTAGTGAAGAAGCATTAAATAATGCGTTGGACAAGCTAGTTATGGTCTGTCCGAATAAAAAAACGTATGACGAGTTAACAAGTTTAATGTTTCAATTGTATTGTGGAAATGACTTTGGTTTAGGAAATTTCAGTCTTTCTTTTCTCGACAAAATCGAGGATAGATGGCGATCAGGGCGAAAGCTTGCGGCGAAAGCTAAAGGCATTAAACTGGTTGTTAAAAATGCTTAGCCACGGTGTCATATCTACATCCATATCTTTTCCCGCATCGTGGTTATGCAAATGGATGCGACTCAAAAAAGATTAATTAAACAATCTAAAATACTGATGCAGGTTATGTCTGGTGAGGACCGGATGTATTATCTTGAGCGTATGTGGGATTTGTATATAGATGTCTATATTAAAACTCCTACGACAGGTCGTAAACGTAAGCGAAAAAATACTCCTTTAAATGAGATGAAAGCCTATGAATTGTGCTCCAAGCTTACTAAAATTTTTGGGCATTAAATTGTCTTTGGAACTTTTAAAACCCAAAGCATTTGCTGAACACAGATTATTCCAGGCTATACTTGTGCAAGCATTAGAGGACGCAGTAAACCCATCTGGATTTAAAAAAGAAACCTACCATAAGCATGATTCGCATAAATGGTTTGTAAGCAATAGTATGGAATTTCAAGACATCTGCTGGGGTGCTGACATGGATCCTGACTTTGTTAGAGGTGAGTACATGAAAATGGTAGACAATGGTAAAATACATTTTACCAAGTTACAGTTATCCTGGATTCGATATCGAGATTTATATAAGAGGTATAGGGAGTGTAGTACGAAAGAGGAGAGAAGAATTATTAAGAAATTAATATTAAAAGAAAATTTAAACCGATTAAGTGAATAACTCCTGGAGGAAAACAAAGGGAGCAAAACCTTAAAAAACCTCCAGAAGTAGTTAACTAATTGTGATTGAACACAGCTTAAATGTACCAGAATACCGGCCACGGGACAATGGAAAAATTTCTACTATATAGATTATCTAGAGTGATTGAAAAAGAAAAGTGCTCAGGGGGTAAAAGAGGTGTATCTGGTGTATCTAATGTTCTATTAGTCAATTGTACCAATGGTTTTAATCAATTTTAGTGGTGTATCTATGGTGTATCTATGGTGTATCTTGGATACACCACTCTTGCGGGAACGCAAACAGTTGGTTATTGGGAACTAGTCATTACTCTGAAATATCTATATAGTAGAAAATTATGTATAAGAAATTTAAAGTCCTTGGAAAACTTGGTTCTCATTTGTTCACTACAGGTAAAAACTATTTTAAGGCTGGTGGTAAAAAGACAAAAGATATAATGACTGAATCGAATGTGACTAAAGAAGTTGCTAAAGGTGATATCAAAAGTGCAATCAAAGCTAAGGCCTTTCCAAGAGGTGGTAAAAAACCCTCTGATTTTTATAATAAACCTAAAGGAAGATAATGCCTGGTGGACTTAAAAAGAAATCATTAAGAACTGAATTAGATTTAACTCCAAAACAAAAAATGTTTGTTGAAATCTATGTTGCAGATTGGGGTTCTATTACACAAGCAGAAGCACTGAAGCGTGCAGGTTATGTGTGTACTAATGAAAAAGATTATGGCTCTGTTGCATCTAGAATGCTATCTAGAAAGCACAGCCCGCATATAGCAAATTACTTTGATAAATTATTTGAGAGAGAAGTAAAAAAATATACAAGTGACAACCTTAGAAGATATAAAAGGTTAGAAAGAATTGCTGACAAAGCAGAGAAAGAAAAACAATTCGCTGCTGCTATTAATGCTGAGTATAGATCTGGTCAACTGGCTGGTGCTTATGTTGATAGAAAAGAAGTTACTGTTAGTGGTTTGGAGGGTATGTCACGTGAGCAACTTGAAAAAAAGCTTGAGGAACTATCAAACAAAATCGATGGCCACAACGCCAAAACGATTGAAGTTGAGTCCGAAGACGTTACAGCAATTGAAGAAAGCTAGTTGGTCTGAATGGTTGGATGCTTTTAATCAAGTACACAACTCCACCATCACTACTTCAGTTGGTAAAATTAAGATAGAGATTGATGACTAAAAAGAAAATACAACAGTCAAAAATATTAAACTTTGATTTTAAAAATCTCGGTAATGTTATTGATGATTATCCTTTTGTAGAAATAGAATGGTTGGATATCGAAGGTGATGCTGGCTGGTCTAGCACTAAAGATCTGAAGAACCAAGAACTTCCTGTTTGTGTATCAAAGGGTTATTTATTAAGTCAAAGCAAAGGTATCACTAGAATGTTTACTGATTATATTAAGACAAAAGATAAACCTACATTTGACAATATTGGTAATACAACTATTATCCCAACAGCAGTAATCAAATCAATTAGGAAGATAAAAATATAAATTACTTACTTAATCATGTCTAATAAAAATGGGGAAACTAGGCTATGGCAGAAAGTAAAACAAGGACTGACTGATTGCTTCTTAACTCGCATAGAATCTAGTACAATCAACGGTATTCCAGATATTCATGTGGTTATGGGTAATGAAGTATTTTGGATAGAATTAAAATCAGATTCGTTAAGTTATCCGAAGCTAAATAAGTGGCAGATTGTATGGATCAACAAGTATGTGAAAGCAGGTGGTAAAGTTATTATCCTAAAAGAGAACTTGGGTAAGACCCTCTTGCAGAGCGCTCTTAAACTGTACAGACCGGTGTCACTGTTCACTGATCCTCGTTCCCTCGTCCCGTTTGCCTCGTTCTCGTTCCCGTTACAATGGCCCACGGTCCAGCAGCGCATCCTTCAGGAGCTGGGATCCAGTCCCGATGCAGCGTAGCTCTCGCTCTCGTGCTCTGGCCACCAATCTTTTCCCTCTTTGTTATATTGGTGGCCTGAGGACCAGCAGCAGGATCTCGTTTCTCGTTCTCGGTAATGGATAAACCTCGTTCTCGTTTACTGGATACTGGACGACCCCCCGCAGGTCAGCTTCAGGGGACGCCGTCAGGAGCTCAGAAACTTTTGCTTGACGCTGATCCCATGATGTCGTATGTTCAGACTAAACAAAGGAGGAAATATGGCGATAGATTTTGACGCTCTCGATCTCGTTCGAACAGAGAACAGAGCTCGTTGCTACAACAAAAGAGTTGGGGAGCTGGCGCAGCAGGTTACCAGTCTTCAGGAGCTGGCAGAGCAGATGGTAAAAGAATTACCAGATGAGAAGAAATGGTCTTTCGAAGAAAGATTAAAAAAGATCAAAAATAGTTCTTGACACATCTCCCATCAGGTCTTATATAGAAGGCGCTGTCGATCCTGAGGCCTAGAAATATTAAATTAGCTCGGCAGCTAACCAAAGGAGAGCAAATGACAAAAGAAATACAAGAGTGGTACAAGATGCCAAGCATTAAGGAATGCCTCGCTGAGTACGAGAAGCAGGACATAGGATTAATATCAGACATTGCAAAACACGGCTGCAGCGGAGGCGTCACCGGTATTATATATTACGATGAAACATCCGCGTTTCACGATCAACATGAAGAAGAGATCTGGCAGCTGGTCGGGGACCAGGCGGATGACAATGGCCTGAAGAATGGAGAGTTCCTTCAGCACGTAACCAATGATCCAGGCTCGTTAAGAAACTTCAAGAACGACCTCGTTTGGT